AATCTAGGCATAAAGAAATGTTTTACAAAGTTCGTGAAAACCTAACAAATGCTAATGATTTAATAAATCAAATACTTGATGTGTTAGAATTAGAAAATCCCGAACTATATACTAAAACAGTAGAGCAGTATAAAGATTCTCATTTAAAAGATATGGTTTCTACATTAGATAAACATATGTCAGATTTTGATGATGAACAACTTATTGATTTATTAACTCAAATAGTGGGAGATGCTTAATGATAAAGCACGACATGATAATCTTTTTAGAAGATTTAAAAAACTTATTATTAACAACTGAATTAGAAGAAAAAGAAAACGAAGTCATTATAGAAGTGATAGATTTAATAGATGATAAAATCATTGATTTAGAGTCATAATTGTTACATTTAATTATTACCATTATATTAGGAATTACCGCTACCTTTTTAGGGTTAGTGGCTTTCTATGCACTACGCCGTATCAACGAATACGAAAACATTATACTAAACATAAACAATACTATAGAAACAATAAAAATTCAACTTAAAACAATAGATGATAAAGGTACATTTGAATCCGATGATGAAGTTGGTTTTTTCTTTTCGGAGATAAAACAACTTGGACAAGACTTAGAAAACTTATTTGAAACCGAGGTTGAAGATGCCCCCATTAAAGAAAAAAAGAAAAAAGAAAAGTAAAGTTTATTTTGGTACACCAGTACATGATGCTATCGTAAGATATAATCAATCAGATAGTCCAATTGAAAGAAACAAAATTTATACTGAGGAAATACATACAGCATTTCTTAAGTTAGCAGAAAACATAATAAACACTTTTAAGTTTAGTTACTTTAGTTATGGGTTTAGAGACTTACAAGAAGAAGTAGTTTCTAACCTTGTTATCAACATGCATAAGTTTGATGAGACTAAAGGTAGTAAAGCATTTAGTTATTTCTCTGTAGTAGCAAAGAATTATCTTATTCTAAATAATAACGCTAATTACAAGAAGATGAAGATTCACGATGACATTGATGTTTTATATGGCCACGGCGATGAAGATGAAAATATAAAAAAGAATCCATCCGCTGATGTATTTAAAAAGACTATTGATTACTTTGAAGAAAATATAGAAAGACTTTTTCCAAAAGACCAAGATAGAAATATTGCTGAATCAATATTGTACTTATGTAGAAATAAAGATAATATAGATAATTTTAATAAAAAGGCAATTTATATTATGATTCGTGAAATGACAGATGTTAAAACATCTAAAATAACACAAGTTACTAATACTTTTCGTAAAATATACCCTAAAATACAAGAAGAAGTACTTACAAGAGGTCATATTGACAACCTATATACAGGTTCTTTAATGTAATATTGTGACCATACTATATTTATAGTTATGGAAAAAGACTTTAAACTATTTGGTGATAAAAACTTCTCCGATTTATCTGAAGAGATATATAATAACACCAAGCTTAAGAAAACTCAAATTGACCTTTTAATTCAAGAGGTACATGGTTACATACAAGGTATCGAAGATATCGCTATCGTAGGTCCTATTATCAAGGAACTGATGGATGTGGGTATTAAGAACGATGATAATCTTGTTAAACTAGCCACTTTATATCAGAGGATAATGTCAAAACAACCCATTGATGATAGTGATGTAGGTTTATTATCTGAGGAAGAAAAAGAACAACTTATGGCTTCTTTAGAGGATGTAGCAGATGACCTACAGAAAAAGAAAGATGAGATAGTCTCTAAAGATTCCGTAGATATGACTAAGATACGACAAAAGTATGGTGACTCATAATGCCCGTTAGACCAGATAATTTTGTTAAATCAAAATCAATAGTGTTTAACATTGGAGTGGTTAAGCGAGTTCATCTAAATGATACTGATGATTTTAAGCAATCAGTTGAAACTAATTCATCACAGATGATTGATTTATATTCTTTAGGTGATGATTCAACCTCATCAGGTATACTGAGAAACGAAACTGCTAGACCTATGTTTAGGGGAATTAGCGATTCCATTACAGCAAAAGATATGGTAATTTATACAAAAATTAATGAAACTGTATATTACATAGGACCTCTAAACAATTATAATAATCCAAATCAATGTACTGCTAATTTTAATGTCGATGAGTTAATAGGAAGAGGTGGTGGAGATAAAAGTTTATTTAATTCAGATGGTTCTGGTGTAGATTTTCCAAAATTAAATAACACTAAACTTCAGAAACCCAAAAATAAAAAAATGGATTTAGTTTCAGATAAAACATATGAAACATCTAAGTTATCAGATTTGACTTTTGAAGGTAGACATGGTAATTCTATTAGATTAGGATCTAGAGATATATTTCCTAGCATAACAATAGATAATAAATCTGTTGGAAAACAGGAAAATATAGGAGTGGGCTCGACTATATCCATGTTATCAAATGGTTCTATTTATGAAAACTTTGGTATAGAACAAGATAAATATTTTTTATCAGTAGATGTCCCAAAAGAAAATCCTAGTAATTATACTTTAAACAAAGGTGATGGCGTTCTCGATAGATTTGATTATGAATACGGCAAGGTAGATGACTTAATAAATTTTGATCAAATAATAATTTTATCTGATAGAATTACTATTGATGCCAGAAAAAGTGATTTTACTGTATCATCAAATAATAATATTAATTTTGGAGCTACAAATAATTTTACCTTAAATAATTCAGGCTACTCAATTATTAATTCTAATAATATTTATTTAGGAGAGAAGGCGAGAGTAAAGGCTGAACCTATGGTGTTAGGTAATGAACTGAGAAATATTTTGGTTAGATTATTGGAAATATTAAATAGTGCTAGAGCAAATGTTCAAGGTGTACCATTACCATTAGTAGATGGTAATTTAGAACCTTTAAACTTATTACCTAATAATGATATTGGTGCACTATTACAAGAATTAAAAGATTTAAATCCACAGAATGGTAGTGGGTTTTTTAGTAAACATCATTACATAGAACAAAACGACAGGAGTCAAAACAATGAAGGTTAATATATTTAAGAAGTTAATAAGAGAAGTAGTAAGAGAAGAATTAGATTATAAATTTTCGTCACTTGAAAAAAAGTTGGATGAAGTGTTAGTTAGCTCTAGATCTAATAGTATAGTTGAAGATAAGGCGTCACAACCTACCGCAACTCCTCCTCAGAAAGTGCCAGCACAGGCAGCCGTAAACTCTAATTCGGCAGCTCCGTTGACAAAAGACTCTATTCTCAATGATATTCTGAATGAAACTGCTAATAGTGGCGAATGGCAAAACATTGAAAAGGAAGCAGAAGTGAAATCTGTTACTGATAATACCGAAGGGCTTCCTGATTTCTTATCGAATGCTATAAACAAAGATTATTCACAAGTATTAAAAAAAGTAGAAGAAAAGGCAAAGTTTAATCGTGGGGCTTAAAACAGACATATATAACGCATTTAAAGATAGTGTCGGTGGTGATTCTGATAATATAGATACACTAGCTCAAGCTTTAGAAGATGCTATGGTTAAATTTATGAAAGCACAAGAACTGAAAATTACCGAGTTGGAAGCTCCATATAATATATTACCTGGTCAGATTAATGTGGTCGGTGCTAGTGGACCAAGTTCTAGTACAGCATCTGTAAAAGGTATAGTTCAGGTAAGTGAAACCTCGAATAAGGTGATGGATGGTAAAGTACCAAAGGGTGTAAATAAATCTAAAGTAGTAGCTAAAAAAATTAAGGGATTAGGTTAATGGCAATACTCGACAGAAGAAAAGATAGATTTGTAGAAGACCAAGATAACAGAGTATCTGTGGGAATAGAGTTTCCATTAGGTAGAGTTGGTGGTGGTGATGGGTATTTTAAATCAACAAAGACTACTGTTGAATCCATAAAGAATAACATCAGGCTTCTTTTACAAACTCACAGAGGTGAAAGAGTATTCCAACCAAACTTAGGTATGGATTTAAGGTCACTTATCTTTGAGCCATTAACTGAAGATATCACAATACAAATAGAAAATAATATTGTAGATGTATTCAGTAGGTGGCTTCCTTTTGTAGATTTAAGAAACATTAATGTTAATCGTAGAGATGATTTAAATCAAGTGAATATTAATATAGATTTTAACGTAAAACGGGCACCAAATAGTTTAGAAAGTGTTCAAGTTACATTTGATGGTGTAGGTGCCGGAAGCAGTACAAGTAATGGAGCATACTAATGGCGTATAAAGAAAAACAAAAATTAAAACCAACTAATGTACAATATACAAGTAAAGATTTTAGTACAATAAAAAAAGATTTAATTGAGTATACT